TACCGTGGCAGAGGGCGTAGGTGCTAGTCTTATCTGTGTATTAGTTTTAAAACCGTAGTACCTGGGTGTGCCAGTGGAAGCCGAAACAGGCCAGTAGTCCAAGAGAAACTCATAAGGTCTATGTTTAAGCTGTGTTCTGGCTCCCCCTACTTCTATGGAAAAAGTTTTAATAACCTCTCCACCAGAAGGAACAGATACCTCTGCTGTGGAAGCTGAGACAGCTACACTGGCATAGGAGACTAATCCCTGATCATCCAGATCATTTTGCATTCTCTCCTGTGCTCTTTCAATCATATCAGGGAGAGCACCTATAAACTCTGAACCATCATTTTCAGTGGTTGCTATAACTGCACTGACAAGAGTATTATAATCCATAAGTGTTCTACCTAACCATAGTAAACATAAACTTTACCAGCGTTACTTGAACCTGCCACAGAGACATTTCCCAGACATCTGATACCACTGTCTTGCATATAGATACTATCTCCTGTGTTAGCTGCCAGAACTGGCTGTTTAATAACAGGACCGTTTTCATCTCCTATGACAAGTTCTGAAGCTACTGTGACAGCATAGGTGTACATTCTAATTCTAGTATCAGAAAGAGTTACACTGGTGATAGTATCCACCAGAAACCCATTACCCCCTGCTCCTCCTACCACCTGTGCTATTCTAGTTGTAGTACTCATTTATTCTTCTCCTAAGTAAAAAAGGGAGAACCATCTCCTGATCCTCCCCCTATTATAGATCAAAGCCATGTTCTTTCCAAGATAGCGTAAACTATAACCTTATGGCTTTTCTTGAGCAGCGGCAATGTAATCAATAACTGCTGTTTGAGCAGCAGCCTCACCTGTGAGAACAGCAAAGATAGGAGACATTGCTTCGTCTGTGTTCAGGTTAGTTCCTGATACAACACTTAGAGTGGCAACGTGAACATCGTCAGAGAATACTTTGATGCTGCTTTCTCCATCGTAGTGCCATCCCAGACGCATCATGGTATCGTCTGTGACAGAGGCAACTGCTGTGACAGAGGCAGAAACAATAGAACCTGACATATTAGTCTCAGAGACAAGACGTATGGCTGTGCTCCCGTCGTCACATTTGAAAGAAATAGCATCAGTCCACCCAGCAAACGGGGTGGTATCTTTAATTCCCACTCCTACAAGAAAATCAGTCTGCGTGGCATCATTGACCTGTAGCCTGGATTCAAAGAAAGATTCTTTACCTGTGGTGATTTGAATTATCTCTGTCTTGGCTTGGAGAGCAACACCGTCATTCTCTGCGTTATCAGTGGTAACAGTGAGTAAACCTCCGTTACCGTCTGTCACAGAGACAACAGAGGCATTATCACCACCACCGTCTACTTTGGTAACAGTCCAATCAACAGCAGAGACAGTGGCTCCGTTGAGAGCACCTACTCCACCTAGGTCAGAATTTTTAATAAAATCGTTCCAGTAAGTGGTGTACTTTACTGGACTCATTGAGTCAAACTTTCCCCATGTACTCCCTATGGAAACATTGGTGACACCGTTTGGAAAATGTGTAGGCATAATGAACAGTCCTTTCCTAGACCAGTATTCCTTAGAATACCATTCAACTATGTGTTTGAAAAAGTAGTGGAGGAGTTTTGAGACCCCTCCACCAGATAATTACTTAGGCTCCTTGAGAACCGAAGTAGCCTCGCCAGTCAGACCAACCGAAGCTGTAACGCTCCCTAGCTTTGAAGCGGAGATTACCCGTGTCAAAGTCAGGCTCCATCTTGGTTGCAAGCGGTGCTCTTACAAACATCTTAGTTCCGTTGGGAACATCTGTTTTGATAAAGAACGCATCAGGGTCCTGAAAACGCTTGTTAACCATGTAACCAGAAGGGATCATTCCCTGGTGATTGATGGAGTTGATGTTGTTATCAGCGGTATTAGGTTGATAAGGACTGTTCAGTACACGATCTGCAGTGAACTGATTAGAAGGAGCAACGTGCAGGGATACTGCATTTGCACCTACCAGAATGTTCCTATCATCCTTAATAGTCTGAATAGAAACTAAAGCTGTTTCCAGCGCAGCTTCTGAAAGATCAACCGTTCCTGCTGTGCCTATCAGATTACTCTGAGCACCTCCAGAACCTACCACTGGGTGGCTGGCACTGAAGAGAGGTTGTCCATCACCACCTGTATAAGTGGCACTGAAGCTGTTATTGAAAACATCAGCAGCTTTAGTCTGCTTAGTGTTAGCCATGGAACGGGCAAGCCCTCTGGCACGTAGCTTGGCAAACGTGTCATACAGGTTGTCTTCCATAGCTTCCTCCGTAACTGAGAAGGCCAAAGCTATAGTTTCAGCCGTATATCTGGAGGTATAGCTTTCTTGTGCATTATCATACTGAACAGCAGCACCTTCACCCTTGACAGGTGCAGAGCCGAATCCAGTGAAGAGAACTTCTTCTTCAAATGCACGGTCAGAGTTCTCTACTTCAAAGAGAACACTGTATTCATCAGCAACTTCTCCGTACTCAATACCGAAGACGGCATTAAGACCTGGAAGAAGCTGTTTAGCAATACTAGCTCTATTAATAGCCATTATCTAAGCTCCTTTCAAGTTAAGCACCAGAAGACACACGGGTCAACTGATGGTGGATAAGTTGTACTTCACAAATTGGGAAAGCCCTTTCTGATGCATTGTCAATGTTATTTCCTGGCTCATCAACAAAGTCAATGATACGGAACATTGCAGCTACACCACTGGTACGGCTTGCAGCGTCTAGGCCAAAGCCTGACTTTCCTGTAAAGGTTGAACCTGCTCCACGAGTTACTTCAAAGTTTTGTTCCATGATGTCGCCAACTGAACAACTGGCATCAGCTTGGATTTCAAACGTAGCTTCTGGATCATCACATACAATGGCATATGCATTGCTAGCAGATGTTCCAGTTGGCCAGTACCCACTCCACGTTGGTTGACCATTGGCTTCATAGTAACAGCCCATGAACACACCTATTGGGTGATCAGAAGCTCCACTATCATTACCAACTACAGATACATAACCACCTCTGACATGAACAAGATCACCTGTGAAGATGTTTCCTGCTGCACCAGATGCTATACGGTAGTTACGAGTCTGAGTGGTATTTGCACCACCAGCATACCTACGTGAAGGAGTCAGACCATTTAAGGCTTTAGTAGTTGTCATACTACATTTCTCCTCTTTTAAAGATGAGTAGAAAAAGCAGCAGTCTTCTTAATTTTGAAACTGTGGCATTCTACCCTTGGTTACAGACGAAGTGCTATTATTTGAAATGGGCATTCTAGAATCTGAAGCTGCCATTAATTGCTGATTTACAGCTTCCATCATGGCATTAGATTTATCTTGATAGTACTCATTCCTGGCCGCTGCCTTACCACGGGGCATCTTGGCTAGAGCGACATCCCCCCGTACAACGCAGTTTTGATAGCGTCCAGTATCTAAAACAGTTGCAGAGTGTAACATCTCAGGAACTTCCTCTGGAGTTACAAATACCCAACCCTGAGTCATTTTATTCCCTACATTCTTGTAGTCATCTTCACCCTTGAGGGAGATACGTATCCAACGAAGAACCATGTCTTCAGAGGTAAATCTGTCTACAACCATGTTTGGTATATCTAACCAGTTAGGCTCAGTAAATGTATATTCCTTTGATTTAGTTGCCCTTGTTTGTGTAGCTCTACTACTTGTCTTACTCATCTTTAAACGCTCCTTGTGTTTCTTTTATTACGCGCACAATTACCCAATGGGTACATACTCTCCTGCTGCACGGTCTGCCCGTGCTTTCTCAGCAGCGTACTTTTCCAGTGGTATATTCCACTTCTGGGCTAACCTTACATCATCTGGAGTAAGCTTAACTTTTTTAGAAGAGGAGGAACTGGGAGAACTGCGCGACTGTCCTGCCACCACCTGTTGAGTATTCCGTTGTGAACTAGGTGCTTCCTGCTGCACTTGATTAAACTTATGAGGAAACTCCTGTCTCATTCTTGAATCCACCTCAGAATAAAAACTTTGTGAGGATGGATTATAACCTTCTTCTTTGAGTTGGGCATCTATGGTTAAAGCTGCCACTGTCATTATATTATCAGAACCAAACCAACTGTTCTCTGGCTTCTTACTCCACTCTACTGCCTGTGGATCATATTCAGTAGCTTGAGCCTGTGCCTGAACTTGAGCTTGTTCCTGTTGTTGTTGTTGTAAGTACTGTTGTCTCTGTTCTCTTTCTTCTAAAGTTTTTTCATACTGAGCAAGTTGACTTTTGTTCTGTTCAATATTATTAAGATGAACCTGAGACTTATTTAGTATCTCCTGAGCCTCTAACATCTTTTCCTTGTCACCTGCATCGTAGGCACTGAGGTAAGATTGTTTGGCTAGTTCTGTCTGTTGCTGTAGCTGTTGCTCTGTTGCTTGATAAGTATTCTTATGTAAGTCTACAGTCTGTTTATCTCTGGCGTTGACACTGTGTATCAACTGTTGACGTTCCATCTCCAACTGAGCAATACGATCTTCACGTTCTTTCTTCTGTTGGACCAGTTGTCTGATCCTTTTTTCTGCTCCTTTGGTTTCAATTCCTTCCAGTTCAGGAAGTGTTTCTTTGGCCTTTTCTGAAGAAGAAGGAGGAGGAGGAGGAGGAGCACTAGAGGCTTCCACTGTCTCTTCAATTTCAAACTCTACTTTTTCTGTCTCTCCGGTGGGAGAAACATCTACCTCATTCCACTCTGTGAGTTCTTCTGCTACATTTTCTTTTATTTCTACTTCCGCTGCTGCTGCTGCTTCTTGTTCTTCAGCCATTTTATTATTCTCCATAGGTGCGACACTAAGATTACGCTAGGTCATAGGTTCTTTTACTCTAATATTAATACCATAGTTAGTTCCCTAATACAAG